GAAGCTATATCTGGCTCAGTACAGAAGAACGGAGGAAATACCTCTGTTGCAACTGCTGTTAAAGTAAACCCTTGTAAATCTCCAGCAGCAGCTCCTGTTACAATTGTACCCCCAGTAATTTCTGCACCATTATCTCTACCCATTAGTAAACGCTTTGTATTACCAGCACCATCTGGGTACAATTCTACTACATAGTGAGCTCTACCTCTGTTAAGAAGTTTAATCTCCTCTTGTGTAGCTACATCTAAAACTTGAAAAGTTACATTTAAAGTACTTTCGTAAAAAGTAGTACCATTCTCTCTTGATGAGTTTACTACTGTTTCTAAAGATGATTGCCCACCTTTTACCTCAAACTTAAAAAACTCAGCAGAGTTATCAGTTGGTAAGGTTATAGTACCACTTGAATCGCCTAAAGCAGCTACAACAGCACTATAATCTAAGATGTAAATATTTTTAATTCCAGCAAAGGCAGTCTTACATCCAACCCCTCTACCTTTTGTTATTGCACAAGCCATATTTTATAATTTAATAAAAAAGGGTAGGCAGTTTTGCCCACCCTCTTTATGTTAGTTAATTGTTTTTATTAATCGTAAAGAACTACGTCAGCACCAACACCGATTTGCACACCAGCAGTATATCGCATAACGATACGCACATTCATACTTCCATCGTTCTCAGCCATATCAATAACTCTTACTTCGTTTCTGTCATCTAATAGACCTGTTCCAAAGAATAAGTTAGATTGTCTTGCAGCCATTGCACAGTTATCTCTTAAACCACTTGTTGGGTATAAATCAACACCATCAAAAGATACTGACCCTCCTTGATACCACATATGCGATTGTGCATCTACACCAGAGTTAGTAGCAGCAAATCCACCTAAAGCTCTTACGTAAGCCTTAAACATATTTTGAGATATATATATTTTCAAATCCTCAGCTCCATATACTCCACTTGGAATAGCATCAACGATTTTTCCAAGCTCAGTAACAACATTTGCAGATGTTACAGTAGTTCCTGTTACATCATTTACAGTACCATCAGCTAAAGCTAATGCTCTGAATCCGTCAAAGTTGTCAGCACCACTAGCACCATCCCAAATTGAAGTTTCAGTACTAGAAGCAACCTCAGCAGCAACTCTTGAAATTACGAAATCACTAAATAGTGGAGGTAAGTTATCAAATGCAGAATATCCCATTTGAGCAGCTTCCCAGTCAGAGTGAAGTGTTTTCTTGCAAATGTCAAGGTTTACTTGTAACTCTTTTGGAGTAAGTACCTTTTCTGTTAAAGCCAAACTTGAAGTAGATGTATCGAAATCACAACTTGCTCCTTTAATTAAGTTTGAGAAAGCTCCTACTTTCATAGCAGCCTTGTATTTGATGTTTGGTAATACTGTAATAGCACCATCATCTATTGTTTTCGCAGCTAATAAACTTGCAGCTATATATTTGCCGGCAAATTCTCCACTGTACGAACTAGTAATTGTTACACTCATTTGTTTTATTTTTAGTTATTAATATTAATTATTCTTTTCATTACTCTATCAGCTATACTTGGCTTTCTGTTTTTACCAAATTTATAGCCATCATTATTTTTTGTATTAGCCTCTGGATTTGCCATAATTGGCTCAGCAGCTGGTTTATTAAGTTCCTCTTGTACTTCCTCTGGCACTTCGCTTAACTCTGTTTTTTCGTGTTTAGCTAGTTCCTCAGTCATTAGGTTTCCTAAATCATCAGCACTCATTTCTTCCTTAGGCTCTAACATAGCTTTGATTTCTTCAATCATTTCTTTTACCTCAGCTAGTTCTCTTTTAGTAGCATACATTTCTTCTTCTTCGTCTTTTGCTTCTACTTCCTCTTTTTCTTTAGATTTAATTTCAGCAATAACTCCCTCTTCTTCTACTACTAACATACGACCATCTTCCATTTCGTATTTACCTACTGGTACAGCTACCTTTTCATCTTCTGTTACGATAAAGATTTCTTTACCAGATTCAAACGCTTCTGCCTCAAGGACAGTTCCGTTTTCTAACGTCTGTTTTTCTAACTTAACTTCTTCGGATAAGTTTAGAACTTCTTTGATTTTACTAATCATATCATTTGTATTCATATTAATATATAAGTGTTAAAAATTAATTTTGCATTTTTATTATGTTGTTTTTCCTATACCTTGCGCTCTAAGGCTACCATCACAGCATTTAACGTTGTAAGTATTATCCTCACATAAACAACCTCTACGTTTACCTCTAGGACTTGTTTTACTTGGTGTTATAAATCTTTTAATTTTCTTTAGCATTATTTTTTGTCGCTTTTTGGGTGTCCTTTAGGTAAAAGGTCATTATCAGTTTTATACTTTGCATTTTGAGGTCTGCCATTTTTAACTAAATATAAAAAAGCATTTACTCTTGCAAACGCCCAAGCCGAAGCTGATTTTATACGAGGACTATGTGAAACGTTGAAAGCTCCTAAACCTCTTTGAAATACAGATTTTAACATTCCTACGCTTACACCATAACCAAGTTTTTCTTTGTATCTTTCATTAAAATCATCAGACTTCTTTTTTAAAGTAGCTTCATCAGCTTTAGAAACTTTAGCTCCTCTACTTGTTGAGGCATCCCCTTTAGCTGTTCCTTTACCCTTTGGGTTTGGGTTTGGTGTATCGCTCTTTGGTGCTTTTGGACTTTTTTTTATTCCACCCCTTTCACCTACCTCAGCCATTCTTACACATTTACCATCTTTTTTTTTATAACCTTTAGGGCACTTACCATACATATCTTCCTTAATATGAGTTTCGCAAGGCATATACCAAGTCTTGCCCTCAAATTCGTGAGTATGAAAACCTTTACAACCAATATTATTAGCCATTTCTTCGGCTTTTTCCTGTGTTGAGTAAGCAAGTCTGTCGTCTATAATTGCAAAATCTTGATTAATTACCATAGAGGCTAACTCTATTTCTCCTAATTCTTTTAGTTTGCTCTCTGCCCAACGCTTACCAGCTTTACCACCCCATAGTAAATACGAAATAGTGCCACAAGCCTTAGTATCTCCCTCATCGTAGTATTCCTCTGCTCTTGACAAATAAGAGTACATACGCTTTATTGTTTCTTTACTGATTGCTTTACCTTGTGCTAATTGTTGTGCTCTTACTTTTCCTACTTGTGTCGCACACTTGTTATTAACTTTTTCGTTTAGCTCTAAGCCTCTCTTTGCATTATTTTTAACACCACTTGGATAATCAGAATAACTTTCTAAAGTTGTCTTTTTACCAGTATTATATCTTTTATCATTTTTAATAATAGCCTTTACTTGAGCTAATAAATACTCTGCTTCTTGTTGATCTAAGTCTTGTAGTAGTTTATCACTACTAAAATCCTTAATTGCCTCTTTAGGTCGTTCCATTTTATCAGCGAAGTAACCCTCTATGCTAAACCCTTTTACTTTTCCTGTTTTTACAAACTCTTGCCATATTTGCTCATTGTTTACTTTTACAGCACCTACCCAAGTACCAACTGGTAAATCCATACCATATTTTACACTTTTATCGTGTACCTTATCTTCTACTATCCAAGATTCTACTAAACTAAGTCCGTTTAACTGATACTGGTGTTCTAAGGTACTATTATTCTGTTTGCCTTGCATTAAGTACATTTGTGAGGCTTTTAAGACAGTATCTTTTGAGAAATATATATAGTACTCATCTTCTCCGTTACGTCTGTATATAGGCTTATTTGGTATAAGCAACGCACCCATTAAAATACGCTTTTCATTATCTACCTCTGCAAGTTTAAACTCTTGTGATTTAAGAGCAATAAAATCTTCTTCTATTGCTGGGTTTTCTACTACACTTATAGCTTCTATCCCTATTTCTTGTTCTTCGTCTAATATTAGTTCTACTATTCGCATATTAATATATAATAGTTTTTAATTTATTTTGTATTTATAATGTCGCACCCTCTACTATGTTATTTTCTAAGCTCTGTGCTGTTGTAACATCATTAGCTACTACAAATGCTTGTACAGGTTGTTGTATCTGCCCTCCTATTGCGTCAGCTAGTTGGTTAGTATCACTTGCACCTACTATATTAAACTGTGGGGGTTGAGCTATTGTAACATCTCCACCACCCCCAGCAGCACCTACCCCACCTTTTTCATTAGGGATTTTTACAGAAGCTATTTGTTTTACTTGTTTAAAACCATTTATTCCTACTGTAACCATAGCAGCTATTCTAGCAAAAGTGTTTGGTATTGTTTCATCTTTTAATGCTTTATTCATACCTATATAAGTGTCAATAGTTGCAGCAGCAATTCCCATAGCTTTGGCTTCTGATGTTTGAGCACCCATAACTGATGATAAATCAGATAATATAGAACTTGTAGCTCTTAAAGCAATTTCTTTGGTTTTTGTTTCTCCTTTTGATATTTTTTCTCTTTTTTTAGCATAAAATTCTTCTATTTCTGTTCTAGCTGCTTCTGAACTTTCTGTATTTTTTACTTTTGACAATTCTAAAGCCTCTTGAAAATTCAGTTGTTCTAATTCGGTCATATTAAGTAGCTCGTACTTATTTCGTAACGCAAGTGCCTCCTCTTCTGCCTTTGTAAAAGCATCTGTTTCTTTTTCTTCTTCTTCCTGTGTTGTACCTGTTAAAGCATCTGCAAATCCTATAAGTTCTGAAAATTCTTCCTCATCAACAAATGCCTGTGCTTCTTCTGCTATTTGTTTTAATTTTTCTTTGTATGAATCACTAGCTTCTGTTGCTGTTTTTTCAACTTTAGATTTAGATGGTTTTATAAATTCAGTAAAATCTAGTCTTTCTGTTTCTTTATCAATGGCTTCTTGAATTTTTGCTCTTCCAGCTATAAATGTTGATAATTCAGATGCGATTTGCTTTTGTCTTAATTTAGAAGCGTCAATTTGCGTTTGTATTTGCTCCTTTTCTCCTAATGTAAAAAAACCACCTTTATCATCTGTTGATGCCTTTTGTTTAGCAATTAATTCTTGCATTACAGCAGCCTCTTCCATCAAAGCTATATTTGTTTTACCAATTACAGTTTGTGCTTCTAACTCATCACTATATAAACGTTCTATGTTTGTTAATATAGATTTATTTCTTGCTTGTATTTTAATAGATTCAATTTGTTGATCTATAAATACTAAAGACTCTGCTGTAAGGTTGTTATTTTCATCTAGCTGCAAATTGGAATCACCATACTTTTCATTTAGATTTTCAACTACTCTTGCTAAGTCCTCACCTCTTAAAGCTCCAGATTGATATGCTTTTGCTACTGTTTTTAATTCAACGCTTTGTTTAGCTATGGATTGATTCATAGCCAACATTTCTTTTTCTATATTTTCTCTTGCTTTTTTTGTTTCTTCTGATATACCACCTAAAAATTCTTTTACCTTATCAAAATTAGCAACTAATAAACCTACACCAACAACCAGAGCACCTATACCAGTAGCCAACATAGCTCTTTTAAAACCTCCTAATCCTTTTGACGATAATGAGATAGCTTCAAAACTATCTTTAAACTTTTGAGCTAAACCACCTGTAAGCTCATTAAGTAATCCCATTGCACCACCATTACTTATTAAATCTTCTGTAAGATTTGATGTACCTTTACTAAGTTGAGATTGTTGTAGCTTTAGTTTTTTTACAGATAATGTCTGATCTTTTAATGAGTTTTTAACGTGCTTTAATTGATCGTTATATTTCTTTTGAGCAGCCAAAGATGATTTGGGTGTATCAGCTAATTGACGTTCTAATTTTTGTTGTTCTTCCCTTAGCTCTATTGTAATTTGCTCTTGCTCCTCAAGTATGTTATTTAACAAATTTAAGTCTGTAATAGCATCACTTGCATTTACATTAATATCTATTGTTTTTTCTATCGCCATTTTATCTCTTGTTTAAGTGCTTTGTAACCCTCTTTTATTGTTGTAGGTAGTTTGTGTTTACCTTGTGCTATACGGATGTTTTCTGTTTCTCCGTCTGCGTGTTTTAAAAGTTCTAATATATTCTTTATCATTATTCTAGTATTATGGTGTCTGATGCCTCAGTTATTAGTGTATCTCCATTCTCTGCCAATGCAGTAGGTGCTAGGTCTGTTGTTGCAAATACTATTCTATCATTAGAAAATACAACACTACTACTAATGGTGTATCTTGTTCTTATAGCAAACTTGTATGTAATATCACTTGATAGACCAGTTAAAGTTCTACCACTAATGTCGTTGGCTAGTGTTTCTACAAAAGCATCATCTTTGTAAATGTCGTACCCTGTTATATTATTAGCAACTGGGTCGCTTAAAGGAGTCCATCCTAAAGTAACAAAGTTAGTACCCTTACCAGCAACAGTAATATTTGCTAGTCTAGGTAAAAGTGCAGATTGATCGTTTTCAACAGAAGATATATCAGCACTTATGCTGTATAATTCTAAAGAACTTTTGTTAGTTAGTAAATTGCTTTTTATAGAGTTTATTCTATAAGGTTTATTCCCTATAATAAATGTATCATTTAATTGATATTTTAAAATAATATGTAATGGCAAATAAGCATCTACTTTATTAATTCTAGCTTGTTTTTCAAATACACTTGTTACATAGTTTAAATAATATTTGGCTAGTAGATTAGTTCCTTTTGGCTCAAGAAAAAACTCATCTTGCTCTATACTAAAATTTAAAGCAGATGATGTGTCGCTAACACCACCACTTGATACCCTTACTTGACTAGGTCTGTTGTATTCAGTAATAGTTGCTGGAGAGCCACCATCAGCATTTGCAAAAGTAAAATTTGTACTAGATGTATGTCTAGTTATATAAAGTAAAAGTGGTTTTCCTATTGTTGCGTTGAAGTCTTTGTCTAACATAGCACCTTGCCCAATAGTAGTTAAAGCACCATTGTTTTCATCAGACAATCTTTCATACATTATTTTTTCAAAATCTAATTCTATTTTGTAGTCAGTTCCATCCCCTTGAGGTAATACATAATTAATTCCCCCAAAATTATCTGCTTGTAACTCATCTGATTTTTTTACTAAAAAGGTTTCTTTACTTTTAAAATTAAAATCAAAACTCTTATAAGGTAGTACTTTACTTATGGAGTTTTTAGTTGTATCTACATATTTAGTAATGTCATAAGAAACACCCTCTAAATAATAATCGTTTAAAGGTAGCACTCTTATTTTGTCATCTTCTTTATAGGCTACCAAATTAAACATCTTAAATAAGTTTGTTAAGAAGTCTATTGTTTTAATCTTAGGCATTTGTCTGTTAATAATAACAGTGTTAGCTACTGATAAAGTGTCTAGAGTATATGTTCCTGTATTACTGTTGGCTGTTGTAGATGCAACAATATTAAATGCTGATATGTTAAAAGTGTTAGGAGAAGTTACTTCTATAATTACATTAACAGTTCCATTATTAAAATTTACAGGGCGTGAATATGATGTACTGCCAGTAAATTCTTCATTTAATATGTTTTCTTCTGTTGTAAAAAAACCTGTATCAAATAATTCTACTGATGGTGTATATACTCTTAAATTAAATTCATCTGTTGCTGATGCTGTTGTTATATTAAATGTAAGTGTAGCAGTTGTACCATTAAGACCAATAATATCTGGACTTTGAGCTATTAAAGGACGCATTTCTGTTGTACCACCTTGTAAAGTTAAACCAGAATCAACATCATCTGGAAAATGAAATTTGGCTTGTAATACATTTAATCCTCCACCCTCTGGTGCATTGCTCATAAAACCCTTTTCTCTGTGCATCCATAAATACAGTCTGTTAAAATCTTCTGTGTTAAAAAACTCCCCTGTAAAATCTATTTCTGAATATGTAGCTTCAATAGCATCTATAATCTTTCTTACTTTTATAGCTGGTTTTAAATCTCTGTAATTTAAAAACTCGCTAGGTGTGGATGAAGATTTATATTGATTATTATTATATCGCATATTTTTAGTATGCGTAATTAAGGGAAAACATACATCTGATAAATTTATAAACTTATCTAATACTGTTGTATGATTATATGCAAAATTCAAACTACTTGGGAATATTAAATCTTTAAGTTGTGTTTCTCCAAGTAAGTCTTTCAAATCAATAGTTTCTCCAAAGAATACAATCTTATATGCGTGTGGTTTATTATTTTTTAAACTAACACTACTTAATCTTATTTTGCCTTTCTTATAATCAGTTCCATTTAGCTTAATAAGTGCATCTACTTTACGCCTAGCATCAAAACTATCTAATATATCAGAATCTTCATAGTGTCTAAATATCTTAGAATTATGTTTAGAAGCTGGTACGTTAAATTGCTGTGAAAAAGGAGTAAATATCTTAGCTACATCTTTTACGTTTTTTATACTATCTGTAATACTTACACTTTCATCTTCAAATAAATCTAGTCTTTGAAAATCGCTTTTAATTACATATTGATTTCCAGCTGTAAAGAAATTGCTACCATCAGTGGATTCAGATAACACTAAAGTAGTATCATTAGTTACAGCAGTAACCTTAGCAGATGTTCCATTTGTTTTATTAAATACGATATATCCTACCTCAACAGTAGATGTAAAACTAGCGTTGGCATCAATTAAATTATTAGTAGATGTGCTTGTAGCTGATGATGGTTGTATAAAAACGCCATCTCTTATATATAACTCTATTATCTGCATTAGCGTACATTATTTATAGTGTCAAAAGCAAATTCAACTTCTATTGTATAATTTATAATCTTGTCGTTTAATTGTGTCTTATATGCTAAAGAGCTACTTGTTACTTGTATTGGTAATGTCTGTGAGTTTATCTCTATCCAACAATCCTCACTTAATTGCATTTCTTTAAATACATCATTGTAAGCCTCTGGGTAATATCCTGTGTTGAGGGTTAGTTTTTCTTTACCATTCTTTGTAAGTGTTTTATCTTGATGGTTGCTTATGCTGTAAGATGCACTACTAATTATGTTACGTTTAAACTTTTCTTTTTTAGTTGTTAAAGTTTCATTAGTGCGTTTGAAAAACCATATATCTTGTAAGCTACCAAACTTATTAATAAAGGTTACTTTGTATGGTGTAAACTTACATTCGCTTTCATTCTTTACAGTTAGCTTAGTAACACCACTTGTAGTATCTACATATATTGTGTCAAAGTCAAATAATGTATATTCTTTAGCAAACTCAGATAAACAATCGCTACCCTCAAAAATACCTCCACTTTGTATTACTCTATCCTCAAACTGATCTGAGCCATTTATACCATTTGTAACATATTTTATTTGTGTAGTACTGTTTGTGGTTGAACTTATAGCTTGTGTGAATACCTCACTTCCGTTTAGCTCATATGTTACTTGTGTAGCTAAAGATGTATCAACAGCTATTGTAGCTGGTGCATCATCTAGCTTAACTATTGTAGTATTAGACTGTAATAGTCCTTGATTGTTAGTTGGGTTTACACCATCTTCAAAAAAGCCATAACCATAAAATCCTTTTAGTTGTGTAAAGCTACTTGCAGCACCCTCCTCATTTTGGATTGTGTTTGTTGTCCTGTAATCTACCCATTGTATCTCACTTGAATAACCTCCACTAAAGGTATTAGTAAAGTAATCTCTTACCAGCTCTGCTATTTCAAAAGTACATCTATTTTCTACTGCAAATGATCTAAGTGTATAAGTAGCTGTTGTTGGTCTGTTAGTTGTTTGCGTTCCTGTGTATATAAACAACTCTAACTTACAGCTTGTTAAATTATTTGCAGTTATTGTTATGTAGTATGGGCTTCTTACGTTTATCTTGCTCATTTGCTTATGTTTACTTGTATCTGTTTTTCTATTCCTATTGAGTAGGCTTCTACTAATTCATCTGGTAATCTTTTAAATGCTTCTTCAAATGGCTTAGTAAAAAACATACTAGGTCTTATACCTTTTTTATATATTGATCTAGCTATAAGATATTTTAAACTTTGCCTTTTTGCAAAAGCACCACCTTTACCTCTTGGTGCTATACCTTTGCGTATTACCCACTTATCGAATGCTCTTGTTGGTGGCATCTTATCTGTGTACTTATAAGGAGTGTTATATTTCTTTTCTTTACCACTTACCCCTTTATCTTGAAACTTACCATAATCTTCCATCTCAAAACTTAGAGAGGTCTTACCATTGTTTTCTTCAATATTAAAATTTAAACTATCGTATAACTCCCTTGATACATTCTTACGCTTTTTTGTAAGATTTGTTCTTGCTTGTTGTATAACATACTTAGCAAATTTATTTAGCTCATCTCTTACAAACTTATCTAACATATAGTAATATCATTATGTATTAATATATCCATAGTTGCAGCAAACCCAGCTAATCGATTATCAAACCTTTCATAAAAAGGCTCTAGTGTTGCATCTCCTTGTAATTGGAATTTATCACTATATAATGTACCTCTGCGTAATACCATTATTAATTTATTCAATACTGCTAGTTGTGTGTTAAGTACATCTTGCTCATTATTGTTACCTACAAATATATCTGTTGTTTCTTTCTTGCTCTCATCTACAACATCCATAGCCATAACAGTAATATTAAAAACTAATACTTGTTCTTGTGTGGTAATGCTATTTATTACGATATGCGATAAAGGAAATATGCTTTGCTTAGATAAGTCTATGTCAAATATATCTCCTGTTGTAACTGTGTTTACATTAACATCACTTAATAGTTGTGTCTTAATTGTTTCTGTTAATTGGTAAAATCCTCTTATCCCTGTTTGGCTCATTGAAATTTGTTTTTAATTCTTGCTGCTTCTATATCGTTTTTCTCTTTTGTATATTCTAAAAAAGTTAGGCATTGATGTACGTTTAGTTTAGTGATATTTTCAAATCTTGTAATATCTCCATCAGCGATCGCATAGAGTGAGTTAAACCATCCCCATTTTGCTGTAAAAGAAGATGCTGTGCTAAAGCCTTCTCGTTCTTCTTTTCCAAAGAGTTCAACATAACCATCGATAAGTCTTTGCCTAAATTGTAAAAAAAAACAATAGCACCTAATACTACATCTAAAGGAAATTCTTTAGCAATCTCGCTAGTGTCTGGGTCATAATCTTTTATATTATATCTATTACCTCTTTTGTATTCTATTGGTCTAAACAACACGTTTAAAGCTCTATGTAAATTATTATTATCGCCTATGAATGTATCTAAGTCCATATACTCCCCAAAGCTCATATCGTCTAACTCTGGAATAAAGCCATACTCTACTCCGTTAAGTGTAAACCTTTTTAATAATTGATCATTTGAAGAATCAAACATACTGTTAATAATTCCACATATCTCTGCTATGTCTGTTGCTTTCATTCGTCTAACAACATCATCAGAAACATTACAAAATATTTTTACTATCTCTAACTGTATTGAAGAATCGTTTGTATCTTCTAACTTACTTTCTAACTTTGAAAACTCTTGATATTGTGCAAGGGTTACATCATTTAAAGTTGTTGGTATTTTTAGATTAACTTTCATACTAATATATAAACGTTTTTAAATTATTTTAGAACAAGGTACAAAAAAACCCCTACATTTCTGTAAGGGTGTTATGATGTGCTTACAATTATATAAAAGTTTGCTTCAAATAACTATTTATTTAATATATTTATTAAGATATAATATTACTTAAATTTTTATCCTTTAAAAGTATATATTCTGCCAGAGCTGACCAACCTATAACATATACGATCATATTAACTAGATTTTCTGCATCTGTGTAGTTTTGACATTCTCCAAAATTATGTCTTTCGTAATCCTGCACATATTCTATGCCCTCAAAAATAGTTACGTTGTGTTCTTTCAGCCATTTCTCTGCATTATAATATCCAATTATATAATAATCTTCATTAAATAACTGATGATGTAATTCTGCCTCATCTTCTTGTAAGTGATTATTTTCATAAATATCTTCTATGTGTTGCACTAGCTCTTCTTGTATTGAATTAATTGACTGTTGTTTCATTGTTAAAATATTAAATTGTTAATAATTGTTTTTGTTTTATGTTATAAATATAATAATTTTTAAACAAATTATAAACAAAAAATAATAAAAATTTTTGATTAAATTATTGAACTGCATATTTACCAAAGTTTGGTCTGCTCAATATTGAATAAGTAGCATATCTGGATGCATCTATAAGGTGGTCATTTTTTTGTACTGGCTTATTTGTTAGTTTACCGCTTCTGTCCTCTAACCATTTATAATTTCTAAACTCCATTATTAGATTGTTGCTATCACTCGTTAAATGTATCTTAAAACGCTTTAAAAGGTCTATGCCAGCATTAATACTGTCTCTGCCTTTTAAACTTGGCTGAACATTATGACCCATCCTCCTTAGTTCTGCAATTAAGCGAGGTTCTGCTGCATCAAAATAAATAGTATTACGACCTACGCCTACAAGCTTAAAATGGTCGCTTAAATCCCTTGTAGTCATCATTGTTCTATAAAGATGCTCTTTAATATATAAGTTATGTTCTTTTTTGTAGACTGAAACTAAGGTGCTAGGGTCATTAGTATATCCTGCATCTGCACCATAAGAAATAAACTCTGCATCTTCTGGTATCTTAACACATTCATAGTAATTAAATATAGTTGCTTTACTTGTACCCTTTTCTCCTAATCCGTATATCTGCCAATACTGCTCATCAGTTTCTTTTAAACGTTCTATTTCTTTTATGATTGATTTATCTAAAAAAGGATTATCGTTGTATGTAGTTATGTAAAACTCAACATCATCTCTGGTAAGCACCTTATCGTATATCCAATGGTATTCATCACTTGGGTTATAATCTAATACTATCTTATCTGTTGTTCTAAATATAAGCTGCTGCCAGTCTTCATACTCTAACTCATTAGCTTCATTAATGAATAATAAATCCCTTTTACGTCCTCTTATCTTTTGTGGCTGATCTACACTTATAAACTCAACTAAATTGTTGTTAAGAATATACTCGCTTGAAGATTTGTTATGAAGTTCCTCTCTATAAAAATTATGCTGCTTAAGTATATCTATAAAGTCACGCATAACAGTTGCCCTTACACTAGGAAATGTTTTACGTGCTATTGTTATAGTTTTTTGGCGTTGCCTTAAACAATAATTAAAAATAAGATAAAGCAAAATATTAAAGGTTTTTCCAGACCTTGTACCACCTTGTTCTACTATTATTTTCTTTTTGCTATTTAATAGATGCTTATAAACAACATTAGTTTGTATCTTCGGTCTTATCAATTATTTCTATTTGAAAGTTATTAGGCATACCATCAGCGCCTGTAATTTCTTGTCTTTCAATATAGCCTCTTTTCTTTCCTTTTGTCTTTAAATAGAAAATAGTTGCAGCAGTTGAGTTATCAGATATTTGTTTATGCAATTGACTTTCAGCAAAATCTAATGCTACATTTTGCAAATCATCTACTTTATTTCTAAAATCCTCATCATTATTGTACCACTCATAATAAGTAGTTCTTCCTACATCTACCCTTTTACAGGCTGTTGTAACTATACCTAAACTTTTCTCAAGTGCTTCGAGTAATGCCTTTTTATGGTGTTCGGTTTTGTTCATATAATTTTATTAGAGCGATAGGGTGGAATTGAACCCCTCTTCCTGACTGGAATGTCAGGCGTGCAACCATTACACTTCTATCGCATTTTTAGGATATTCTTTTTTTAATTTACTACACGTTTTTTTTAATTCATTTGTTAAAGGATAAATATACTTATATTTTCCTGATTTTTTTCTTTTAGGTATTTTTCCTCTCAAGCTTTTAGGTATTCTAGATATAATTCTTTTGTGTCTCCATTTACCTTTGTAATATATTTCCTCGCCACTTGTTTCAGTTTCATCTATTAATATCCAATTAGTAGCTTGATATATTATACCTTTATGATTTTGTCCTTTGTCTGCATAACTAAATAATAATTTTACTAGTGGGTAATTTTTTTTAATTAGTCTAATTGCTATTGCCATTGCTTTACTTGTACTCTCCTGTTTACCATTTAAAGCCATTCTTGTTAATTCTAAAAACTGACCGCCTACTAATCCAAATTTTTTTCCTAGATTATAATTAGCACCTGCTCCAAATGTTATACATCCACTCCATTCATTATTTTTATTATAAACATTATAAGCAACTTGAGTTACAGGAATTGCTTTAGCATAATGAAAATTCAAACAAGCATATTTTATGGCTTTATATGAAGCAGGCTCTAATCTCATTATGATACAGAATAAAAAGAATTTTTATAATTTTTTAATATATATTTAAGTTCGAGTTCTGCACTTTCTAAATCATCTATATTACTAAAAGTAATTTTAATTGATGGTTTAGAATCTTTTTCATCTCCAATTAAATCTTCAGGACTTGGCATTTCTTCAAACTCTAAAGGTAAATCCAAACCCCAGGCATCTAACTCATTTACATCCCAACCATTAGCTATCATATCCCAATCCCATTCACCAAATCCAACATTATCTTTTACAATAAATTCTCTTTGTTGTTGTTCTGTTAAGTCATCTGCCTTTAATACCCACACTTCTTTAAGTCCAGCTTCTTTACAAGCTTTTAATCTCATATTACCACCAAGAACTACCATATTATTATTTACAACAATAGGTCTAATTTTAAGCATTTCGGGAAAATCTTTTATACTTTTAACAAGTTTTTTGAATTTATAATCTTTTATAAATCTTGGGTTTTTTAAATTTGATTTTATACTATTTATTTTTAATAACTCCATATTAATATATAAATTAATTAATTTTTTTTTAGTTCATTAATATTTCTTCTATCTGTTGTATCTGTTCATCAGTAGCATCAGGTATTTGTCCTAAGACATAAAGTTTAGGATCGCCTATAAGTGCTTTAAAGATAAGTTCTAAATCTGGATTATAGAAACAATTTTGTTGATAGTTTCTTAAATGATAAAGAATAGTTGAGTGATGAATACTGTAACCACATCTTTTATAATCTCTCATTATTTCTGTTAATCTCATCTTTTTTACTTTACTCATATAGTGAATAGAAACGCACCTCATCTCTATAACTTCTCTACGTCTTGTTTTTTCAAAGATGTCTATGTTGTTTAGTGTTAGTATTGTTTCTCTTATTGCTTCTAATTTCATACTACTTCTTTTTCTACTTTCTTGTATATAGCGTATCCGTTTTCTTTTAACAGTTGTATAGCTTCTTCTATTTGTTTCTGCTTTATTCTATATGTGTCAAATATTTCGTTATGTATTACCATTGTTTTTATTGTTATATTTACTTAAGGGTGCTTTACCCTCTTTTTCTAATTCTTTCTGTAAGTAAGCTAAGGCTCTCCAAGCTACCTTTGCTGAATGTCTTTGCCCATCTGTGTCTATTGTACCAGCCTCTATTAAGTGCCTTGCTAGTGCATCTAGTTCGTCTGATGATTTAGCTCTATCCCAATGTAAAGGTTTGTCTGGATGGTGTTGTTGATTACCAACCCAAGATACTTTAGCTACCTCTCTTATTGCATCTGGGAAGTATTTAAGCACTCCACTATATACAGGCATTTGTTTCCTCTCTTGTTTTACCATTTCTTCATATTGGTAAAATTCGTCTTCGTCATATACCCCAGCTTTCCATTCTTCGCACTCTAACTCTTCTTGTTCGTTAATTATGTATGCTGTTTCAGTTCCACTAATGTAATCAATCTTTTTATTCATTTATATTTTTTTAGTTGTTGTTCCTGGTACTATCTTAGATCTTATATTTGTTCTGCTAAAGTAATGGGTTTGTACATTTTCATTACAAGATATAAACTTAACCTTGTTTTTTGTTTTGCTTATCTCTGATAAGTTTACCCACTTGCCCTTTATCTTTCTCCATATTGATTTTTTTGTTTTCATCTTTCTTTTCTAATTTTATTTTAATAGCTTCTATCTTTACATATAACTGTGCTACTATGTTTTCTAGTCTAAGTATTCTTTGTATCTGTGTGTGTTTTTTTGCTTTCATTTTTTTTATAAATTGCGTTCCATTTTTTATTATGTTTTAACCACATATATCTTCTTGCATCTGCTGGTTTTGGTGTATTGCCCCTTACCTTATAAGTCATTGTATGCTCATCTATTGGAATAAATTTAACTTTTTTATTATTTTTCTTATTAGATAATATTGATTTTTTTTTATTTATAACTACCCAGTCTATAATTTTACCATCACAATTATTTATATCTTTACATAAAATTTCATTATTTTCTATGCTACATTCATAAGCATAATAACTGTTTTTGCAATGCATACAATTAACAACAGTATCTTTATCGAAAGTATTTTTTATTGGAGTGTTTTTATTTAGAAATTTTATTTTTTCTTCTATACTCACAACTCCCCAGTTAAGCAATAGTTATCTAAGTCAGCACCCTCTATAAAGAACTTGTTGTATAAATCAAGTGCTTTCTCTACTTTCTGCTCTCCTCTGTAATAAAATTCCTCAGAGCAGTTAAAGATACCTATGTCTAATGATCCTTTATCTAACACCAGAAAATAGAAGTCTTTATAGTCTTTGTTGAATAGATTACAGTATAAGTAGCATTGTACATCATATCCGTACTTGTTAGCACTCCAGCTAAAGTCTTTTATGTTTGTTGTAGTCTTTAGGTCTACTATTCTATTTGTAGCTAAGACATCTGCTTTACCTCTAAACGGAAAACCTAAGACATTATCTATTGCTGGTATCTCAAACTCTGCTTTAGTTATTAGTTCCTTTGCGTGTTCGTTACGATAGAACGCATCTACAAGCCTTTCTGCTTCTCCTCTTTCTTTAGCAGTAAAAGCTGTACCAAACTCTTCCTGTACTTCCTTAAACTTCTTTGTGTTTCTACTTTGTACCTCAACAAATTTTTGTGATGCAAACTTCTCTGGCTCAAGGATTGCCCAATGAAATAAAGCACCAGCTCTAAGTGCAGCACTATCTCCACTACCATACTTTAAACTAAACTTATATGTCTTAGGACTTGACAGAAGCTGTTTAAGGCTACTACTACTAAGAGCTAGAGTGTTTAGTTCTCCATAGTAAAAGTTATCATCTTCCATACGTTTAAGCAGTTCTGTTTTGTCGTAGTATTTATTATCTAATAGTTTTATCTTAGATTTCATATTGTTTTAATTCTTCTTTTAGTTTTAGTATCTCTTTGTTTTTTTCGTTTCTTACTAGGCTTTCTCTTTTAGTTATTATCTCAACCTCTGTAAGTAATGTATTGGTAAACATACCTATCTCTGTAATAGCTTTTATACAATTACTTATGTCTTTATTGTTTGGCTTTTGTTTTTGCCATTGTAATAACTTATCTACTAAAAAAGAATACCAAACATTGTAAGATTGTTTTTGTAAAAGATTCATCTTGAAATACCTAATATAAATCCTAATACTCCACAACCTAAAAACATAAGGAATAAAATTAATTGCATTATAGTATCTCTATGCCTCATTAATCTACGCTCTTGTTCTTCAAGTTCTTTTTGTGTGTAAACTTCTATTCTATTTTTTCTTGTTTCGATATGTAGTCCTGTCTTTGTTTTTTTCATTTTATTGTATATTGAATATTAAATCTCTTATATATTGAGCTCTATCAAGTAGTTTAGTTTCTGTTTCTTTAGGTAATCGTCTTACAAGAATATTAGCACTTAATGTACTTTCTATATCTCTAAGCTCTTTGCGTAAGTCTGTTAATTGTGTTCTCATTTGTTTTTGTTTAATTGTTTTAATAACAAAAAAACCACCTTAAAAAAGTGGTTAATTATGTTATTTATATATTTCATTTTGTATATCTTCATAACTAATAAAGTTAGATTTTATATTCTTACAAATATCAATAATATATTGAGTAGCTTCATCTTTTGTGATACCTTCACGATTAACAAGGTTATCTATCCAGGCATTTTGAGTATAAGTTAAATAATTCATTTTGTTTTTGTTTTAAAGTTATATACAAATATATATAAAATAATTGTTATAAACAAATTATAAACAAACTTTTTTTACTTTACTTCTTAAAATCGTTTAAATTTATTATAGATGCGTGGCTTTCATCTATTAAATAACAAGGCTTAAGAAGTTTCTTTTTAGTCCATAGTGTAGTGTCTGGACAATACATATCTTGTGGCTCTAAGTCTTTGAGGTTGTTTAACCAAAACATATAATTACCTTTAGGGTCATTCACAAAGTATAATGCTATCTTACCAGTTTCTATTAGCTTGTCGTACTTATAAACCTCTAGTAGTTTTTCTTTGTAGTATTTGTTTCTAAACTTCATTTCAATTACTACCTCAATTCCTTTTGGAGATGTACCTATTGCATCAAAATGCTCAAAACTATCTCCTGTGTGTGTTAAATCCCAGCCATCTAAGTTTAGTAACATTATAACAGCCTTTTCCCACTTGTGTATGTTTTTAATCATATATCTTATCTATGTCTGCTATCCATTGTACAAGTCGAGCTGGATTGCAAGAACAAGGCTCGTTATATTTATGATTATAATATTTAGAATGTAATTCACACAAAAGCTTATATTGATCTTGTGTTAGCTTATGTTTTACATCTGCTTTAAATTGCTTCCACTTATCTTTATCTATTTGTTCCATAAGTCTAAATCAATATCGTTCCACTCTTGCCTACGTTTATCACACCCACAATCTTCTCCCCAAATCTTTTTGACTATGTAGCGTATGCCTGTGTAATATGTTATGTAATATACTATATCTCCTAATCTCATAATTGGTCTTTTATGTGTTTTAATGCGTTCCTATATGTATTATATAAACTATAATAACTTATATTAGTTTCTCTGCTTAGTGATGCTACACTTTGACCAGATGCTACTAAAGTAAATACCTTTTGGTCATACCAACGCATATTGTTTAGTATTGTATCTATTGCTTCTTTGTTTTTTGCATACTCTGCCTCATCAATGCCTAAAACATTTATTTGTTTTAATTCTGCATCTATGTCCTCTATGTATGTTTTTATCATTCGTGCCTCTTTCTTGTGGGTGTTGAGGTATATTCCTCGTAAAACTTTATATACATAATAAGTGTTAATGTCGTTATTGTACCATAGGTCTAACCCTTTTTGAACATCACATATGAGCTGAATGTACATTTCTTGTACAATATCCTCAGCATAGCTAGGTTTACAACCAAAACTTTTAACAATGTTTATCCAAATTTTATGCTTATCGTAAGCAAGTTCTACTAATGATTTCATAGTTTTTTAGGTACAAAGTGTTTTAAGGGGTCGTATATATCTCCTATTATTTGAGGGTTTCCAAATTCGTTTATAGTAAAGCTGAATGTTTCAAAAGAATACCCCCTTGACCTTTTACACTTAACTGTAATGTTATCTTTGTGTACTGAATTTAGTTCTAATTGTATTTGTGTTTCTGTCTTTTTTTCTAAAAAGCTCCCTAAATGCCCTGTTGGCTTTTCACTTCCATAGTTAGAATGTATTACAGTCATTATATGACAGTTAAATTTAGCACTCCACTCCATAACTTTTTGCACACATAAATTACTTTCTTCTAAATTATTAACGTCAGAAACAAGGTCAGCTATACCATCTATAATAATTAAACCATTTTTATCTTCGTTCTCTTTAAGTATGTGTTCTATGAATTGTATTCTTGTTTTGTAGTTTATTGTTCTAAGTGCATAGGTTTGATAGCACCCCACCTCTTGCACCCCAGCCATATCTATTACACGCTTAAAAACTCTTTGACTATGCCAATGCCCTTGCTCTGTATCAAAATGTACTAGGCACTTTTTATCTCTATGTCCTCTTAAATTACCACCAAAGTTATTACCACCACTTAAATAGACAGATGCTAAAAGAGAAACAAAAAAACTTTTCTTGTTTTTAGGAGGTGCTTGTACAAAACTAAAATTCCCATAAGTTCCTATGGGTATTGGAAAAGTTAAATCTCCTTTGACTGTTTGTATTGTTTTTTCTCCGTAACTCAATGCAGTAGGAGGGTATTCCATAACTTGAGTAGTGTCAATAGTACACTCCTCTTTTATAAGTTCCATTAGCATTTTATGAGTTGTTTCTTCTTCTGTCATTGTAGGTTTTGCTTTGTTTTTGTTAAAGGTATAAAAAAAAGGGGGTAAAAAACCCCCTCTTGTAAATTAAAAATTAAAATGGTAGATCAGCTACCTCTTTTTTCTGTGGCACTTTCTGTACCTCATCTTCTCTTTCAGCTAGGACTATGTTATTATCTGTCCATACTACTTTACCATTAGCAACATACTGACGTTGTTTCTTAGCCTCTCTTTCTTCTTTTGTTTGATTTACATATACGCTTGTGTTGTTTCCGTATCTTGTTTCATCGTTTACTGCCATTGTTAGGTTTACATAAACGCTTCCGTTTTTACCAGCTACAAATTTTTCTTTAGGTAGCTTACTAACATCTAAGTTAAAATTAATTATTGCACTCATATTTATTTATTTAAGGGTTTTATATTCTGTTTTAGGTTTTTTAAATGATTCGGATTCATCTTCTCCAAAGACTCCTAATTCATAGAATCCTGTGAGTTTTAATACAGCTCTACTCATAGCTCGTTTCTCTGCCATCTCAGCAACGTACCAACTATTAGTATTACCATCTTTATAGTTTTCTCCTTTTAATGCACTACCAAAGGTTTCTATGCTTTTACCTCCTTTACTTGCTAATGCTTTAAATACAGCAAAGTTAGGCTCACACTTAATTACCTCATAGTTTACTTTCATTTGTTCTAAGGCTTGTATCTTATCTATACCTTGCCTTGTAATTATTGTATAGTGTTGGTGCTTAAAAAAGTCTGATTTGTCTAACTTATACTTGTTGTATAGTTCTTTTAGTTTTTCTTTGTTCATTGTTGTTTGTTTAAAATTTCTACTTCTATTATTGCTTCTAAATATTCTATTCTTTTTGTCATAGCCTCTATTCTAGCATTTAAATAATCTACTGTATCATCAGTAGATACTCTTATTATATCTTCTGAATGTGTCATATTATAAATCTTTAAAATAAACAAAAGGATTTATATTGCCAAATAAAAACTGCAAATTTAAAACACTAGAATATTTCAAGTCTGCTACATAACATTCTTGTTCTAATGCTTCTACAATCATACTTACTAATTCTGGCTCTGATATATTCTTAATTTGAAGAGCATCTTTGTAGTGTGGTTTTAGTCTATCATATAGACTTATCATTTTATAATTCATTGTATTTGTTTTAACCAAAGCTACAAATAAATATTTAATAAACAAAATATAAACAAAAAAAACCACCAATTAAGGTGGCTCTTTCTATAGCTGGTTAGCTATTAAACAAAAACAAAGACAATTTATTATCTTATACAAATATACTAAATACTTATTTAATTAGGTAGTTTTTCTACTAAAGATTTATACTTATCTATTAGTTCTATTAATTCAAAATCTGCTTGTTTGATCGTCTGTCTAGATTTTTGTAGTAACTCGTCTGCCTTATCATACCCAAACTCTTTATTGAGATTTTGTGCAAACACATACTGCTGACCATATCTCATACAATTACATCCGTAACATTGTGGTCTGCAATTATCTTCTTCCCATCTTAATATTCTAGAAGCTCTACTAATAAAGTGTCCGTTCTGCATACCTTGACCTTTCCAATATGCTTTTTTATTACAAGTATAACATTTAACAATACCATCTTTATCAGCATATTTTCTTCTTATATACTCACTAAACACACTATCAAGTTTTTTAATAAGATTTTTTCTAGATGGTTTTTTTTGCATTTGAATAGATTTCAGATATCTTATATTTATTTATAACTTTTTTTAGATTTTTATTTATACCAATATCTATCTATTTATTTATACCAAGATATATATTTAATAATAAATGGTGTAAAGTTATATATTATATTTTAAATAAAAAAAATTATTTTTTAGATATAGACTTAAACTTCTCAGCACCACGAGAGCCAAAGTAAGCTACATATACTGTTATAAGAAGTGATTTAAGTAAGTCCACCCAAGCAGCATCAATAGAAAAATCTATTTCAAAACCATCTAATAATATAAATATTACTAAAGAACAGGTAAGAAATATAAGTGTCAAGGGTCTTGTGTTTTTTGATAAGTATGAATCTGACTGCATATCTGATTCCCACCTTTTAGTTACTTCTTGCATCTCTACCATATCTTGTTCTAAGAGTTTTAATGCTTTTTCCTTATCTTCTGGTGGCAATATAACATCTGGCTCTTTTTGTATTAGTCCTTTGACAACACCTAATACACCAGCATCTGGTAGAACATCACCAACTAAACCTACAATACTTGGTACTTTCTCTGCGAGGAATTTTCCTACCTTAGTATCTTTAAATTTTTTCTTTGGCATATTATATATTTTTTGAATTGATCAAAGTATAAGTAAAAGAATTACCATAATAACCCCTAGCTTTTCTCATAATCTTCATAAACTCACTCCAGTCATTATTAGAAGCTATGACTTGACAACCAGCACTCCATTTGTCTATCTGTGATGAGGTCTTACCAGCGTATTTAGTAGCTCTGTGTATGTTTATACCAAATAACCCCTCTTGTGTATTGTTTTCGTCTAAGTCATATTTATTGTCCTTGTTGCCATCTCTGTAAACTATAACATCTTTTTGTTGACACAAAGCCTCGTATTGACCTCTATGTTTTCTTATTTTATGTGAGCCTATATATTGGCCCTCTTTTAAATATGCAACACCCTCTTTTCTCATTATGTTTTCTACCCAGTATTTACCAGCATCAGTTGTACAAGCATATCTGTGAAATTGCCATTGATTGTTTTCGTCAATATAGCTTACAGTCATACAATCATCAAACTTGTTTGTAACTGTAATACCAGTTTCACTATTTCTAACACCTATAATATTTACATTATACAAACCTTTTTTAAAATACTTATAGCCTAATCTTTCAACAGCTTTTTGTATATCTTCTCTTGTATAACAAACTAAGTTTTTTTGACAGCAACTCATAATCTAATATTTACACCTACTTTAATTGTTTTTAATTCTCTATCCCACCAACGCTGGTTAGTTAGCTCGGCAAACAACCCAAAAGTTTTTGTTATTCTTAATCCAAAGCTACCACCTAAACTGTAATCTATCCAGTCATCATTACCTACAAAAGTACCATAAGCGTATCTTTTATCTCCCTCAACTAATTTATGTTTAGGTAATACATTTCCGTATATGTGCATCCAGAAAGACTTTCTATAATGGTAAAAATCTAAACCAACAACAGCAGATACATCTGCAAAACCACCTATAAGAGCCAACTGTTCTCTATTGTATCTGTTTACTAAATTACCATATATACTATTTCTGTAATCTAGGTCGGAATAAGATATTAAGTTGTCGTTTTGGTCATACCAAAAATACTCAAAGCCTGTTTGTCCATCTGAAAGCTCCCAGTTGTAAGGAATATCGTAGTGTCCGTAATCATAACTTAAATACCACCAGTTATTATTTTCTAAATATTTTTGTATTGGATTATGCCCATAAGCCTTTTCATAAGTTCTATACACACCACCTAAGCTAATAGATAGCTTTTTAGATATAGGTAGTCTTAGTCTTACATCTGCACTTTTATAGTTTAGGTCTATAAGTTGGTTTTGGTTTACTTCTCCTTTAGCTATCCACCACTTCGCTAAGTACCTTATAAAGTACTGTTTGTTCTCAAACTCTCTACCTTGTTGTATTCCTTTTTGATATTCAAATAAATACTCTAGTCCTTTAACGTTTCCTATGTTAGAGTTTATAGAATTGTTTTGTTCTGAGCCATCATAAAATCTTTCTTTATCCTCATAGCCAAAAAAAGCTAGTTTTCTAAACCCTATTGTCCTTATTTCATCTGCTGGGTTTCTGCGTGTGGTTTCTATTAAATCACTGCTTTGTGTTACGTAAAATGTTTTTTGTGGTTGTATAGAGTTTGTTTGTGTGTATGCAGCATATAAAGTTGAATACTTAAATACTTTTTTTAGTATTTGTGCATTAACATTAATTGCAAAAAATAAAGCTATAAATATAAATCTCATTAGAATTGGTTGTTTAGTATGTTGTCTATTTCTTCTTTTATTATGTCGTTTGTGTCCTCTGGTAATTTTAAATTAATACCAGCCTCTATTTTCTTTACAAGCTCCCCATCATTATAAATACAAATAGTAGGTATATAAACTATTTTATTTTTGTCAAATATCTTTGAGTGTTTACTCATATAGAATAAATGAGTATTATAACTCTTATACGCTTTTAGTGATATTTCACTACTTTTTGTGAACTCAGCACTAAACTGAACTATTGATATACCATCTTTATAATCTTGAGCTTGTAAGGTTAAACAAAATAAAAAAAATAAATATCTCATTTTTCTTTAGTTATCTCATACAATCTAGTTTCTAACAACTTAAGTGTTTCTTTCATTTCTTTTACATCTTCCTGAGTTGTCATAATAGTTTTGCGTATTAATTCATCTTTATATCTAAACTCTGTTGATGTTACTTCTGGCTGTGGTTCAGTCATAGCTAAAGCGATATCTGATTTTAATGTAAAGTATATTGTAGCTAGACTAACTGTAAAAGAAATAATAATACCTATTGTCTTTAAATCTAAAGTAAGTTTAGTGTTTTCGCTTAATTCTGTTGCCATTACATTTTTAGTTTTTCTAAAAAGCTATTCCACTTTAAAATTAACCATATTTTAAACTCTTCTATTTTATTAGCTAAGTATCTTAATCCTTTAATCATATTTTATAATTTATTTGTTTGATAATCTATTCCGAAAAAACTATGTACACCATTACCATCTGTAACTGCAACAGCGTATGACTTCCAACCATAAGGGTGATCTTCTATATCTTGCCACATAATATCAGCGTGATATTTATTGCTGAGTACTGCTTCTTGTTTATCGCTTCCCTCTTCTAGTACAATATTACCTAATCTAACAATAGCTATATATTTAGCTGTTAAGTTTTCTACCTTAGTGTCAAATTGCTCTTTATCGTTAAACTCGTATTTTGCCCACTTTTCCATTAAGTCATTATTACTTTTTTTACATTACCATTACTTACTGTGTAGGTTGTTGGTATGCTAGTTATTGTATTAGTTGTATCATTTGAAAATGTTTCTACTATTTTTGTAACACCTGTTGGAGTTGTAATACTACAAGTTTCTGCATTTCTAGTTGTAGAACCAGCTGCAATATTAGGTATGTAGCTTGTTACAGTATTGGACTGCTCAAATTGTAAACCCCAAATAAACATAGAAGATTCATCTCCTGTGTAACTTGCATCTGATGTACCTTGTTGTAATTGAACAAATACAACCCCAGATGTAGAACCACTAGCTACTGCTGTAAGACCTATTCTATACCAGCCATTTGGATATGTTTCAAACAACTGAACACTCCCTGTAACTGCTTGTGTATCTAAATTGAAAGAGCCACTTACACCTAATAAACTTCCAGCGTTGATAAAAACAAATCTACTAGCACTATTTTTTTTAACAAACATACTTAAAGTATAACTACTACTACTTATTACTACAAGTGAATTACTTTGAAATTTATGTTTGCCTGTGCTTGTATCTTCTTTAAACTCCATAGCATTATATACTCCAGTTGGAGCTATTGCTTTGTTATTTGTTAGAGTTGCACCTGTCAAAGTTTTACCAGTAGATAATTCAGAGTATGTGTGTGAATTTGTACTAGCTGATTCTAGTAATAAATTAGGACAATCGCTATTTAACCAATTTAATCTCGGTACATTTGTTGCAACTGTTTCTATTAAATTATCCTTATTAACTTTTGTGGCTTCGCCAGTTCTAGCAAATGTAAAATCTCCACTACCATCATTAGGCAATATAGAAAATACTTTTGCTGTATTATATCCACTAGGTATTAAAGCTAATTTAGGATTGCTCATCTTTTTTTGGTAAACTTTAGTTAAGTATTTTTATAATTTGTTATTTGCATTCAAGCGTTTTCTAAAGCTGTTACTTTAGCTGATAAGTCTTGAATTGCTTTAACAAGTACAGGAATTAATCTTCCGTAAGTTGCTTCAAGCTTTTCAGGATTAGAATTATAAACTAATTGCGTAAACTCATTATCTACTGATTGCAGTTCTTGTGCAATAAATCCAATATCTTTTTTACCTTTATTACTACTAAAAAATTCTTCTCCATCTTTGTTTGTTTCTGCTCTGTTATCCCAGACAAATTTTCTTGGTTTTAAAGAATCAACAAAATCTAATCCATAAGGTAAATCCTCAATACTTGTTTTATCTCTTTCATCTGATAATGCTGTTATGCTTGTTACTTGACACCTTAAAGCTGAAACACTTGAGTTTCCTAAAGTAACCTCATTTGAAGCAGAGGTAGAGCTTTCGATTGCAGAATAACCAACATTTGTAATATTAGAGCCATTACCACTAGATCGACCAGTTGAACCACCTAAAGAAGTTCTTTGAAATCCACTAACTGTTCCATCGTCGGCTTGATAACCTATTGCAGTATTCTGAGCAGCAAAAGTTTGATTTTGAGATGATAATGCCTCATAACCTATTGCAGTATTTCTATCTCCACTTGTTTCTGCACCTAAAGCACCATATCCAACAGCTACATTATCATTTCCATCAAGGTTAGCATCCATAGCAGTTGATCCTATCACTACGTTGTCATTACCAGTAGTTAAAGCATTTGCAGCTCCCTCTCCTAAAACTGTGTTATTTGCTGGGTTACCACTTAAACCACTTGGAACATTAGAAACATACACCGAAGTACCATCAACTAAACAGTCAGAAAGACCATTTAAATCTGATGCACCACCTCCACCAGTTAAGTTAGTTGGTGTTATTCTAACATTGTCTGTTCCGTCATAACCTACAACGAAATCAACATCAGACGCTGAGGTTTTTAAATCAAATTCACTAAATTTTTTATTTGCCATTTTATTATTTTTATGTTGTATTTAATATTATATATTCGTTTTGTTCTGTTAAAAGGAAATCTCCATTTTCTGCTAATATTTCACTAAATTCAGTTGGATCAACAAACTGCTCATATACATTACCCCAGCCTATGGTGTTGTCAATAGCACCTTGACCCCAGTAAGTAGTTTCATAAATTTTACCAAATCCCATTTATTTATCTTTATATGTTTTGTAGCATATCGCTACTGCTTGTTCTCTATTGTATTCCTTTTTCATTTCTGCTACACACCGAATCATAAAATCTTTCTGCTTCTCTTTCGCTTTTGGTTTTGGTATCGGCATCTATGTAATGTTTTAATTTAATTATGTTTGTTTCTTTTACTTTATATTTCATAAAACCCACCCTTTAAAGGTTGTATCTGTGTCTGGACTTATGTCCTCATCTGTGTTAGTGTTATACTCTGGAAATAAATCATTGTGAAAACTTAAATAATCTACTAATCTTGTTGAATAGTAATTTGCGTACTCTCTAGCTTTTGCTACTAAATAATCTACTTCGTTTTTATTAACTGTTTCTGATTGCTCACTTGTACCTTTTAAAACTCCTTTTCCTGTAATTTTATAAGCTGCAAATGGTATATAATTCATTTGAGCAAACCAAATTAAACAGGGTTGAATATATGAATTTGTTAAAGTCAAATAATTACCAGCTAAATTACCAGCAACAATATGACCACTTATTTTGTTGTATAAGTCTGTACCTAATAAATTCTGGATGTCGATTTGTTGAGCCACCTTAATAAATTGTATAAATTTATCTGTGTCGGTATTTCCGTCAATTATAGAATTTTTTACTAAATCTGTTCTATTTATAAATAATGCTGTCGCCATAATTAATTCTTAAATCCTATTTTATTCCAATATGCAGCTGTATAACCTTTATATGGCATATCTTTAGGTGCAACTGGTACTTTCTGAGCGTTTGCCTCTGGTTTAAAACCTCTTGATCTTGCCTCTGTTGTTGTAATTGCATCTCCTAAACCTTTTGCACCATCTTTACGTACATATGTCTTTCTTAACCATTTATGTTGGCATCTCGCACCACCCTTATATAGCCATATAGAATATGTATCACTACCACCTTTACCAAAACCAGCATTAACTACTTTTGTGTCCATAGAAATAATATCCTCTTTTCTATATACCTTTTTAGCATCTACCATTTTTTTACAAAACTTTCTTGAGTTTGCACTATATCTTTGTGGGGAGTACATATATCTTACTAAAAATGTATTACCCTCCTCAGCTTCTTGTTTGCTTTCTCCATCTTGTTCACTTTCTCTAAATGGTGTAGCTTTACCTGTGCTTACAAACTCCCATATCTTAGCAAGTGTGCTTTTTTCTTTAGGCTTGTTTAAGTCTGTTATTACCTCGTCTAAGCCATCTTCTTCGTCATAGTTTACCTCTCGCTCATCCATAACTTGAAAGTCGCTTAAAAGGTCTGTTTCGTCTTGCCCCAAGTCAATTAAAGCATCTGCTATTTTAACACCTAAATCTTCTGGTAATTCCTTAGCTAACTTTACTCCTGTTTCTTCTTCTTTTGTTTCTTCGTCCTCTACGTTTTCTAAGTCTGTAAACTCTAGTGGTTGTAAGGTCTTAAAGTATAGTTTTAAGGCAATATTATTGTAAGCTAGTATATCATCAAAAGCATCTATCAAAAGGTGCTGAAATGGTCTAATAACTGTGTTATCCATTAATGTACTTGCAGTTTGTAATTCCTCTGCGTTGTTTCCTAATCCTGTACTGTCCTTAATACCTAAAAGCATAGGACTTACTACCCTGTGAGCTACCATTATCTTTTTACTACTTTCATCTGATAAGAATTGATATTGGTTATGCGCATCACTTAATTGTATAGGCTCTATTTGTGCAGCACTCTCGGCATTGTCGTTAAAAGCTAGTATAAATTTACCAGCATTACTACTACCACTAAACTTTTGATATATTCTATTCTCTAGCATTTGTCGTTCCTCAGCGTTTGGAGTGCCATTGTTAAAGTTAATTAGCATACTTGGTGCTAAACCATTAAGAATGTTGTTTAAGTGATAGTTGCTTATTTCTTCTTCTAGCTCACTATATTGTAAACCACCTTGATAGTCTGGACTACTATAATACTTATATCCAGCTCTGTAAGGTTTAACGTATAGTATTTCTATGTTTTCTTTAGAAAATCCAAAAGCTGGTATTCTTTTTAGCTCAGTTCTCGAGTTAACCTTTAGCCAGTTATCAGAATAATAGTACGCTTCAATCTCACCTTTAGAATTGCACTTCTCAGCTCTTAGGTTTTCTACTGGTATGTGTTCTACTTGTGCAATAGTTTTTCTGTCCTTTGAGAAAATTACTTGCATAGCACATTGACCCATAAGTTTCAAATCATAGCATAGCTTTCTTACACAATCTTTGTGAAATAAAGTGATCATTTTAGCGTATGCTTCTGGCTTTCTATTGCTATCTAAAGCATCTAATCCTTTTCCATAAATCATCTGGCTTACACCATTAATGATAGCGTTGTTTGTTGGACTTCCGTTGTATCGGTCTATTAAGTACCCAAAATAATTATTATCACTTCCATAAGCTACCCATTTTTTGTTAGATTTCTCTACAATCTCTGGACTGGTGTAAGTGCTTAAATTAACTATTCTTAAATCATTCATAATATAATGTAATCGTTATCAAAGCTATCCTCTGTGGTGTATTCTCCACTATTTACAGAATAGTAATCATTGTTAGTTTGGTTTACTGTCTGGTCTGTACAAAACACTTTGTCTTTGTATATAACAGCAGCACCATTTTTTACTTCTAAGGTATAAAAATCGCCCTCAGTTAAAGTACCAAAAGCAGCAACAAAAGACATATAATTTCCATCTGTTGACCCTGTTGGTGTAATACTTACATTAGTTCCTGTGCTTTCACTTGTTAGATTTACAGTAATCGCACCATTAATAAATTGACGAGGTATAACCTTAAAAGTCTTATCGCCATTAGTTCCTATTAACTTCATACTAATATATAAACAAATATAAAATATTTTGCATAAAAAAAGCCACCCCCTTTGAGATGGCTATTTCTATTTATGTCGTCAACCAAAACAGACATAGGACAAATATATAAAATATTTTTTAATTATCCTAAGCTGGAGTAATTGGCGTAGCAGAAGCTATATCTGGCTCAGTACAGAAGAACGGAGGAAATACCTCTGTTGCAACTGCTGTTAATGTAAACCCTTGTAAATCTCCAGCAGCAGCACCTGTTACGATTGTACCACCAGTAATTTCTGCACCATTATCTCTACCCATTAGTAATCTTTTAGTATTACCTGCACCATCTGGGTACAATTCTACTACATAGTGAGCTCTACCTCTGTTAAGAAGTTTAATCTCCTCTTGTGTAGCTACATCTAAAACTTGAAAAGTTACATTTAAAGTACTTTCGTAAAAAGTAGTACCATTCTCTCTTGATGAGTTTACTACTGTTTCC